GGAGATGCTAAATTGATGGGCATCTTAAAACTCCGACTCTCAGATTGCTAAAATTATTTATTAAAAACCCTTTTTACGTTGGGGAAACCATGCATGAACTACCAATCAGGATACTCCCATTCTTTTATTTTTCTCTTTTTTTTCTTAACACGATCAATTGTACACTCTTTACATTCATAAGAATATGCAGATGGTATCCTTCTATTTTTTCTTGTTAAATAAAAATCCTCTGTTAAACATTTTACCTGACCACATGTCCTACATTTTCTCTCTGTAAAAAGTAAATGCTCTAATTCTAATTGATCATCAAAATTCATTCTTCAACATCAAAATACCATTTAATAGATTTAATATAATCAAACGTGCACGATAAATCAAAGTCACAATTTGTATTATATTTTCTATCACATAAAAAGTTTCTCAGTTTTTCAACTGATTCAAATGTTCCTTGATGTCTCTCCTTATCGTCGTATAAATGATACCTCATCTGTAATCCCACATGTAAGAACGATCACCATATTCATCCAAATGCCATCTATCTCCATCTCTATCAACAAAACTTTCATCATCAAATCCATCAGCGACAAAACCAAATGGTGCCATGTCTTGTTCGATTTGATTTTTTTGTTCTTCATAAATTCTTTTTCTAATATCATTATCAGTCATTTCTTTGAAATAATCCTGTGCAACTAACCATGCAAAAATAACTAAACACATCGCCAAGTCATCATTACATCCCTCCTCTGCTTCAAATGAATTATGCTTTTGAGCAAACGTGGTTAGTTCAGATATGATTTCATAATCACAAGTTAATAATTTATTATCTTCAATCATAGTTTTTAAATTACTACAACCAAGTTTTTTAACTGCTGATGTGGTTCTAACACCTAACTGTGTTTTCTTTCCACTAAATCCTTGTCCTACAACTTGTCCAGCACGACCTCTCATTGATGCCATAAGTAAATTTTCATACTCCAAATCAAACTGTAATATGCTTGCAACCTGATCTCCAATATCATTTACTTCAACTAACAAGTATGCATTATTATATCCTTTTGCAACATCAAGTATCACATTTGGAAATAACATTGGTTTTATTTCATTATTACGATATTTTGCCACAACTTTATATGGGAACTGAGTAACATCAAAAACTATAAACGCAGAATAATCATTTCCAAGTCCTCTTGCAACATCAACAGTGATAATATAATTATGATCTTTAACGGGTTTCTCATAGATATCTAATCCAGCACTTTTTGTGATTGGATTGTCATATACCATATTTCTCAATACAGCAGGATTAATAAGAGTATTAACTGATCCTAAAAATTCACACTCAAACTCAACTTTAAATTGTTGTTCTGATGTGTTTGCAATTGTTTGTTGTTTCCAATATTCATCTCTACCTGGCACTTCTGACCAATGAACATCAGTTGGTATGTATTCATTTTTACCACGTTCGGCATCATGCCACATTCGATAGAAGTGATTCATACCACGAGGTGTGGATACGATAATTACTTTTGTATTTGTACCAGAAGAAATCGTGGGATATACAGATGCAAAGAAATCATCAGCAACATGATTTGGAACGAAAGCAAATTCGTCTAAAAATAGAATATTAAATGACATACCTCGAACAGCGGATGCAGATGTGGATGCTGCTAATATTTTTGATCCATTCTCTAATTCTAAACTTCCTTTATTCCAAGCAATAATACCTTGTTGCATCCATCTTGGTAAATTTTCATATGCAGTTTGCAATCTTCCAAGAAGATCCATGGCAATTTTTGCTTTGTTCGCAAGAATACCAATGTTTACGTTATCGTTGAAAACAGCGTAATGAAGCAAATAAGATACCACAGTCGTTGACTTTCCAGTCTGTCGAGGCATCTTACATATATTAAATCTATTTGTATGAAAGTTATTAACTAATTTTTCTTGAAAAGGATATAGATTAAAAGGAACTAATCCTTCATCAAGAGAAACAATCTTAATATATTTTTTTGCAAAATAAACAGGATCATCCTTACATCTCATGAACTCAAGAATCTCTTCTTGTGAAAATTCAATTGGTGTATTAGCTTTTTTTAGATTTGGATTTCCAAGATATACATTATCAGTCATAACTTATCAGCAATTCCAACGACGACGTGCTTGTCTTAATCTACTATTTGGATCTTTTGCTGCTTTTGGAAACTTCTTCATTTGACCTGCACTTCTTGCACAATAACTCTTTCTGCGATTTGCATCCTTTGAACCTTTCTTTAATTTGGATGGTTCTGTAGTCACTGCAGTCTTTAATTTAGAACCAGGATTCTTACGACGATATGCTTCGACACCTTTTTGTGTCATACCAGCACCTGATTTTGTAGGTCTTTTGTGTCCTGACTTGACACTCATACCTTTCATATCATCTTCACTGAGTTCTTTTCTCCAATCAGACATAACCTCTTTTGAAGTTATCACATCTATTACTCTAACAAAATCATTACCATCAGCATCTTGTAAAGTGACTGTCTCCTCTTTTTTCATCTTCTTTGCGACAGCATCTTGCTCTCTCTTACGAAGTTCTGCTTCTTTTTTTGCCTTTTCCATTGCAGAAGAAGCATCAGTGGTAATACCAACTCCCTCTTTTATACCACGTTTTGCCTTATGTTCCTCTCTTCTTTTAGTAATTAACTCACCTCTTGTCGCATCTTTTGTAATCTTCTTCCCAGTCAACGGATCAGGTAACTCACCAG